AATAAAATAATTTTTATATGTCATGAGATCTTGATGTTGAACATGTGATATTAGCTCACCAACCATAAGTGCTATTTTATAATTGTTTTTACCAATTGCAACAAAATAAAGAGTCATTAAAGAATTTAAATCAACTGATATAATTCTATTATTCTCAATATTCACAATATGTTTTTCCGTTTTTATATATTTAAAATTGGTATAACTTGAAGAAATAAATTTAGGATTTTTAGTTAAAACTTTTTTAATATATTCATTTGTTTGTTTCGATTTTTGACACCAAATTTCTAAATTGATTCTTTGTTCTTTAAGTTTCAATGGCATTATTTCATTATCATAGTCATGATCTATATATACAAAATAAATGAGGGAATAGGAATTATTTTCTTTAATAAGTAAAATATCTTTTTTATTTTCACCTAATATATCAATCATCTCAATTGTTTCATTAAAATTTTGAATTTCTTTCTTATTATATTCAATTTCAAAGTTTTTAATATTGTTAATGTCCAAATAATAAAATTTATTATTTTGATGATAAATAACAAAGTCAAAATTTACATAATAGAAGAATGTTTTATCTTGACTTCCAAAAGTAATTATATTGTCATAGTTGTCAATTATTAAATCGAAACCATTTATTGATTCAATGTAATCTTTTTCTAACAAATAATATGATTCATTAAAAAACTCTACTTTAAAATAATTGTCTCTGTCAACTTTTATTTTGACACATAATTCATTATTTTTTTTCATGTATTCTGTTTTCCACTTTCTTAAAATTAAATTTGGTATCAGTTCGTATTCATGTGATGAATTATTTAATTTATTAAATATAAAACAATCGAATACAATATATGGTATTTTATCATTGAGATCATAGGGATTGTAATTTAAAAATTCATCACGGTCAAATTCAAGTCTAATGACAAATTTATATGATAAATTACTTTTATCCGGACTTTTGTTGTTTATGTTAGAAATTTTTATTGTAATTTCCTTTCCGTCAATAAAAGAAATGTATTGAATTTCTTTGTTATTAATTTTAGTTCCAAGTGTGTTTAAATCCAAATTAAAATGATTTTGTATTTTTAGCAATTCATAACTAACTATTTTATCATTTTCATAAATTAATCCTTCCAATGTATTATATTTGGCATTTTGAATATTAGATTGATCTCTTATAAATTTTTTAATGTATCCATTTTTGTCACTTTTCAAATATAAATTGTCTATTGCAATACTTTTATATATTTTGAATAAATATTCATCATAATCTACACCCAAATCAATAAAACAATTATTTTTTTTAAATTTTAAAATAGAATTTCCAACATTTGTTATTTCGTTTTCATCATTTTTGCATTTAAGAAAATAAATTAATTGTTCTTGCCACATTTGATATTCATTAAAAATTTGACTTTTTATTAATCTTTCTATTTTTCTATTTTGTTCGGGATTATTTTTTATATGATCAATTAAATAAATTAAATAAAGAATTAAAATGTATGTTTCATATTTATCAAATTTTTTATAATAAAGTTCATCCAAATCAATTAATTGACTAGAATTTCCATTATTCAAAATGTTGTCATATACATTGCAATTGTAGTTTAAGTATTGATCTTCCAATAAATCACTTAAAACTACATTATTTGTTTTCAATGAATAAAAATTAGGAATTAAATCTTTTGGATTAAGTTTGTTTACATTACTGTATTTTTCATGTGTAATATAAAATGATAAATTAAGTTGATTTGATTTTTTTCCACGAGTTTTATCTTCAGTTTTAAAATAACTTGCAATTTTTCCTTGTAATGAATTAAGTTCTTCACAATAACTACTAGTTAAATCTAATATTGTCTTACATTTCATAACATGAAACTCTTTAATGATAGATTCATTGATCACCAATATTTGATCTTTTATCTTATTAACAAGATCAATAGGTATAAATTCAGTTCCCGTATTTAATATTTTAATATCAGTCATGTATTGATTAATTAAAAAACTATTCATATATTCATAAATAGTTCCCCTACCTTCTAATTCAAAATAATAATTTTCCGAAACATCTATAGGATTTGATACAGATTGTAATTCTTCCACCTTGATTTTATTATCTTTTAAAAAATTATGATCTTCTAATCGATCAAAATTTATTTTATTTGGATTATCACACTCGTTTGTTGGTATATAAAATTTGTTTGATTTTATAATAATATTATTGTCAATCATAATTTGACAATTGTCATGCAAGTAATCTTCTAATAATTTTATATCATAGAAATATGTTGCGGGATCTTCATTTATAATTTTTTCTAAATCTTCAAAATTTTGTGGTAAATAACCTAATACGTCTCTTAATAGTTCTTCAAATGTTTTATCATCTTGTGTTTTTATTTTTTTTAATTTGTCAATAATTCCATCAAAATAACTAAAATATGGAATTATAAAGTGTTCTACAAAATCACGAAAGTTATAACGGTATTTTTTGTAATCATCGTAACCTTTAAATCCAGGTTGTGTTTTATTAAAAATAAACATGATCCATATAAAATCTGTTTTACTAACCCTATTTCTCGTTTTTTCATTTTTCATATTTGAAATAATATCAATAATTTTTTGATCTTGTAAATGCATCATTCTATCAAATTTTTTTGATAAATGTGGTGATTTCATCGTCCTAATTAATATATTCATATAAAATTTATGTACATTGATTATGAAAAAATAAATGTACCAAAAGCGATTAGCCAAATCAGCTTTTTGAATTGAAATCTTTGTTAGTAAACTGTCTAATTCAATTTTATTGAAAATAAATTTGATTTTTGATTTAACAAGCATTGAATCGATATTTATCTCAGATTGTTTTAAATCGCCTTTATAAATATTTTCACTTTTGTGATAGTCTGGGTTGATGTGTGGTAAAATTGTTTTTTTAAAGTCTTCAAATAATTTATTGTCAACCAAATAAGGTAAATAAAAATTTGAATTTAATTTTTCATACTGTTTTATTATTTTTCCATAATTATATTCACTTGTTATGAACTTATCACTTATTATATCCATGACTAGAGAACTTTTTTCTATTTTTGGTAAATTAAATTTTGATGAGACATATTCAATATAAGAATTAATATAACTTGTGTAAATAATATTGTTGGTATTTAAAAAATTATTTTTAAAATCACAATATTTTTCAAAATAATTATTAAAAATTTTCAAAATTTGCGAAACATCAACATCAAATATATATGTTACATCATACAAAACTTGAAATCCAGAATGAAAAAGTTTAATTTTTCCTCCCACATTTTTTGAAAAAACACATAAATTTTCTAAATTTTTTAACAATGAGAAATTTAATTCATTCAAGTTTAATCCTTCATTTTTTAATTTTTCATGATATATATGATATTTAAAAATATTATCTATTTCATCAATATAATTTATGTTATGTGTATCGGTTATGTTTTCAATTTGTAATACAGGATTCACTGTATTTAAAATTTTTTTATCATCAAAATTCGGAAATATTAAATTGCGAAATTGATAATTAATTATTTTTTCATTGATTTCATTTAAAATATCTAATATTTCTCTATTATATTCGATCCATACATTGTGAAGTGAATAATTTGAATTTTTAAATTCATGATATTTTGTTTCCATAAATCTGTAAAATTGAAAAATTTCAGAATCATCAATGAAATTTATTTGTTTTGTATCGAATTTATTTTTAAATGTACCTATAAAATCATAAAAAATTTGCAATTTTATTATTTTCATAAAATCTTCAAAATTTGCCTTTGATATTATTTTTATGTAAATTAATAAATATAAATAAACAGATCTAAAACCACAGTTTCCAATTAGTTGAGCCTCAATAAATGTATCTGGAGATTTCAAATCATTGGTTAGTAAAACTGATTTTTTTTGTATTTCAAAAGACTTTGATTCTTGGACTGAAAAGGCATTATTATATAATTGATCATAATTTTTGCAATTACATACTGTGTAAATAAATAAATTAAATAATTCTGGATTATTACATTTTTTTTTTATTATTGCATCTACTTTAATTTGATCATCAACTTTACATTCCTGATAATTTGAACCATAACCTGAATTACATAAATATATTTCATATACAGTGTTAGATAATTGATGTATTAATAAACTTGCAGCATGATTATCTGCAATAAAAATGATTGGTAATATTGCCGGTTTTTTAGACGTCTTAAATTCTTCATATAGTTTTTCAAGTTTTATTTTGATATTTTCAAAATATATTGAACTTTCTAAATAAGTTACAGCAGATCGGTTATCAATTTCGAAATAACAATCAACGCCGACTAAATTATTTTTAACAAAATTATAAATATCTTCTGATAAAATTTTTAATTTATTTACTACATTATTTTTAAAACTTGGATTATCCATTATGTACCGAAAATTTTTGATGTGATCAGATGGATTTGAACCTTCTTGAGATACATATTCATCAATTGTAAACAAATAAAATTTGTCTTCTATAAAATCGTATTGTCTTGCCATATATATATAAAATTAATTTTTTTTAATCTTTTGAACTTTTTTATAAATTATTTTCAAAGTAATTACTAAATTTTGCAGTATCAATGTTTTCCACAATATTACGAAATTGATTTTCAGCCAGATCAATAAATAAATTTTTAACGTAATCTGTGTGATAATCATCCACAAAAAAATTATCACAAATTTCCATTCTTTTAAGAGAATTCAATTCTTTTATTGATTTTTCTTCTTTTAAATCATATAAATGTTTATGACATTGGTCTATACAACCAGTACTTTCACGTCCTTCTTGAGATTTTAGTATATGTGGATTTTTTTTTATATTTTCTTTCAAGTCTTGATATTCAATTTTAAAACATTGTTTTGACATTATATTAATTATAGCAATATAAAAAAATTGAAAATTTATAGATTACAATTAATAGATAAAAATATAGATGAATTATCTATGCATTCCCCAAATTATTCAGGAAAACAATTGTCAAAATTGCGTTAAAAAGACTAATATTGATAAGAATCAAAAAAAATGCAAAATATGTAATTCAACATGTTATCTAATTAATCAAAAAGTATATTGTTATTATTGTCTTGAATTTATTTGAAATATTATATCACTACAAACATATTTGTTTTATTTTTTATTGTAATGATTTTAAAAAATATATATGAAATTGATAGTTTTACAATTGACGAATTAAAAAATATTCATGAATTTGAATGTGAAATTGATAACGAAAAAATTAAATTTATAAAAAAATATTTTAAAGATGCATGGTCATCTGTTTATTTTATTGATGATCAAAACAAATATTTTTTAAAAATTCCAATTAAATATAATGAATTAAATGTGATTGAAAGAGAAGTATTTATTTTACAAAAACTACAAATTTATCATCAATATTTTCCAAAATTAGTTTGTTTTTCAAAGAAATTTATTGTATTGTCATGGGTCGGAGAAGAAATAAATAAACAAAATATTCCCAAAAATGTGATGAATCAATTACAAGATATATGTCATATTTTAAATATCAATGACATCACTCATAATGATATTAAACAATCTCAAATACTGGTCGGAAATAAAAAAAATATTTTTTTAATTGATTTTGGATGGGCAAAATACAAAGGAAATTTACATTGCGGAATGGGATTTTCGAATAAGGGAGTAAATTCAAATAAAAAAATAAATGATTTCGAAGAAATAAAAAAAATCATTAATAAAATAATTAAATAAGTTCATCTATATATGCTTTTATTATTTCTGACGATAAATAATATATTGCACTTCCGCCGAATCTAGGATTGATTTCAAATATAATTAATTTGTTTCCTATTATTTTATGATCTATACAACATGGACCTCTAAAATTCATTTTTTTTAAGATCTCATCAAAAATTTTCACATATTTTTGACTCAAATCAATTATTTCGGTACTTTCTGCACTATAATTTTTTCCTTTGATGAATAACTCATCTTTGCATTTATATTTTACTGTTTTAATAAATTTAATACCATTATTGTAAATCATATGTGTTGCAAATTCATTATTACTGTTTATGGCCTCTTGACAAAAATGATCTTGAGACTTTAATTGATTATATTCTTCAATATTGTTGATCACATAACTATTTTTTCCCCAAGAATCTTTTGTTTTTTTCAAAACGAAAGGAAAATCAATGTCATTGACAATTTTGGGAATATAATTGGGAAAATATTCTTGCATAAAATTTTGAAATTTTAATTTATCTTGACATAACTCTATGATATCTTTATTATAACATATTAATGATTTATGATGTAATTTCCTTTCGATACAGTCAATAATATTATGTTCAATAAGTGGAATTACAATATCATAATTATCATAATTGTCATCATTGTTATTGGTATTTATATCATAATTAGGTACGTTTTTTTTCAAGAGCAAAGACCATTCATCGTATCCAAAAATCAATAATTTCATATTTATAAAAGAACATAAAATAAAATTTTTGTGAGTAATCAAAATTTTATATAAATAATTCAATTCTATTTTTAAAGATATTAAAATATAAAATAAAATATATACACATAATGTCATTTGATAAAATTTTATTTTGCATATTTCATAGTTTCATTGCCTTATTTTCATTATATCTTTCATTCAAATGCAATAATGGTTTTAAATTATCATCATTTTTAGTTTCATTACTATTTCCATATATTTATACTGTTTACATATTTGCAACAAAAGGGGGATTTTGTTAAAAAAATTGATAAGATAATATTTTTAAATTAATATATAATATTATGAAATTATTAAAATTTTCATACGAAAGAAAATATAATTATTTTTTAATGACCAAAATTCATGATCAAAGTCCTGAAATTGAAACATATTTTATGGAAGACTTTATCATTGAAGAAAAATTATTGGATAAAGAATTTATAAAAAAATATAAAGGTATTTTTGTTTTAAACACACCCAATAACAATATTACCTTATACAATACCAAAAATGATAAAAAAAAATATTGTTCAAATGTAATCATAAATTATGATAACTGGAGTTTTGTTCACCTTTCATTTAATAAAATTTATCAAAAAATATTATTTGATAAATTTATTTTAGATGTAAAAAATATTAATGAAACAGAAATTATCGAAGATGACTATGGTATTTATAAATGTTATAATTTAAAAAAAATTAGAAAAAATCATGAGTTAATAGATATTAATTTTGATATTGATTATGTAAATTTTTATTTAAGAGAAAATGGTTGTAATGAAAGATCAAATCATACA